GCGACGTTTAAAGTGAAGGCGCAAGCCTATGGCGTGAACACTTGGATAACGTCAGAGCAGAGAGGCAGCGGCTTCGACAAGTTTAAAGGCTCTTATGCATGGCGCGTGGAAGAATGGCGTTACGCACTGACGCCACGGCTGGAGCTTGGTAATCCGAAGCTGAAGTTCTTCATTGAGAACTACTCACCCGTTGACCGGCATGGTGACTGGAACGAAGGCGGGGCGCAGGGACAAGAAACAGAATTTTACTGGGTGTTGGGTGTGTCTGGCAGGATGAAGTTTTAATCATGTATCTACAAAACTTCGACTTTTCTGAGTTCAAGAACAGCACTATACAAGACACTCAAATCTTCCCAAAATCCCTATCAGAGCAAGAACTCATCACCCCAACTAGAGGTAACTAATATGGTCCATAGACCTGACATTATCGGAACCATCTACAACAATGATGCTAAGTATGACGAAGAAGGAAACATGACAAAGAAGCCAACTAAGCAAAAAGGCTTTCATGTGAACTTCATACAAGAAGTGCCTGAACTTGAACAGTATAAATTAAATCCGCAACCAACAACTCCAATGCGAGTGTATGCTGGTGGTATCAAGCCAGTTGCTTATAAGTTTCCGAGCAAGAAAAAGTTCAAAGAGTACTTTCCAGATTCAGAGCAGGTGTAACACATGTCAAAATAGCTGCTGAAGCTCAGGTTGTGGTGGAGATGCTGTTTGGACTTTCGCTTATAAAGCAATAGAAATCTTACAAGAGATAACAACGTTTGAATGGCCAGAGCTATAAGCCGTATAAATAAAAGAAACAGATATAAAAGGTAAGGACATAATGCCTGCAATTTTGACTAATAAGCTAAGAATTACTAACGGGGATTACTTTCAGAATGATATATCGGAGATTCCGACGTATCTTTATATTGGAAGAACAACTGCATGGGGTGATGAACAGTTACCACCTGATGCTGTTGATTCTACTAATGGTCGTGCAGATGCTCTTCAAGAAGTTCAGGCACTAAAGCGAATTTACAGCTCTGACATTATTTCAGTTGCTCAGCGTTATGACTGGACAGACGGCGATGTGTATGATGAGTATACTGATGTCGCCAACATGATTGATGACAAGAATCCGGTAACTAACGAATATTACAAGTTCTATGTTGTCACTGATGAGTTCAATGTCTATAAGTGTCTATCTAATTATAAGAGATCGCAATCAACAACAAAACCATCTGGAACTTCTACGACTCCATTTACAACACCAGACGGTTACATTTGGAAGTTCATGTATACGATCAAATCTCCTGACGTATTCAAATTCATGACTCCAAACTGGATTCCATGCTATAATGTTGCATATAATGATAATAGCATTCAGTGGCAAGTACAAGATGCTACAGTTCCAGGGTCTATCGAGCACATAGCAGTGGTTGAAGACGGAGCTGAGTATGTTTCTACTGATCTTCCAAACGTCACGATAACAGGTGATGGAACTGGAGCTACCGCAGTTGCAGAAGTTGATGATTTAACAGGAACAATTGATCGTATCGTTGTAACGAATGCAGGAAGTGGATATACAGAAGCAACTGTTACATTAAGCGGGTCAACTGTAGGTGGTGGAGCAACCGCTCGTCCAGTTATTAGTCCAAGAAATGGTCATGGCTCAGATGCTAGATTAGAACTTGGTGCGACTCATAAAATGGTAAGAACAGTGATTGATGGTGATGAAGGTGGAGATTTTCCAACAAACATTGACTATCGTATCGCTGGTATTCTAAAAGAGCCACGATCAAATGATGCAGGTGTTGCACTCGCAATCGCAAGTACAAATCTATTCTCTGCTGGAGAAACTATTACAAGTTCATCATCAAGTGCAACAGGAACGATTAGATCAGTAAGTAGCATTGACAATCTAATATATGTTGAGTCTGTTTCTGGTGTATTTGAAAATGGCGAGACTGTTTCATCACAATCATATAACTCAACAGCGGTGTTAGACATTCTAAATGATGATAATATTCCGATCACTTCGGCTACCGCTCCTTCAAGTGGATATAAATCAAACAGTGGAGATATTTTGTTTACTTCTAATCGCACATCGGTTTCAAGAAATACAAACCAGATAGAAGAAATAAAACTAATCATCAGTTTCTAATAAATATCAAAAAGTTTTGAAAATAGGATTCAATAATGACAGAAGTCGATAAGTCAAGATCACCGTACTTTGACGATTATAACCGTGATGATAACTATTACGAGATGTTGTTTCGTCCAAGACGTGCAGTACAGACTCGTGAATTGAATCAAGTTCAGACAATGTTCTATGAGCAAGTTAAACGCTTTGGTGAACATATATTTGAAGATGGTTCAGTTGTCATTCCGGGTGAATCAAACTATGACCTAGAACTAAGCTATGTTACTGCAAATATCAATAATATATCTTCTGTCATTGATGTTCTAAGTAGTGACGGAGTAGAACTCAAATCATCTAACGGTGTTTCTGCTCGTGTCAAACTATTCCGTGAAGAATCTGGTGGTGATCCATCAACATTCTATATTGAATATCTTAATTCTTCTGATGATGCTTTAACAACAAAGTTTCAAGCAGGAGAAACAATAGACATCATTTTCAACGGTAATACGATTACTAATGCTAATGTTATTGGTGAAGGTGTTGCTTCTAAGTTTACAATCAACAATGGTGTCTATTATATCAAAGGTCGTTTCGTTCTAATTGAGCGTGAGACGGTTCTTCTTGATAAGTATTCAAACACACCATCAAAAATCGTATGTATCATTTATGACGAAGAAGTTGTAACTGAGACAGATGACGATTCTCTGTTTGATAATGCTCAAGGTGCTCCAAACTTTTCAGCACCTGGTGCTCATCGACTTCGTGTCAACACAAAGCTTGATGTATTTGATCTTGCAGACATTGATACAATTCCAGATAATGCTGTTGAAATCTTTCGTATTGATGAAGGTGAAATTCAGCGTAAGTATCGTGGCCCAGAATATAACATTCTTGAAGATGTTCTTGCACAGCGTACATTTGAAGAGTCTGGTGACTACACGGTTAAGCCATTTAAAATAGGCTTTGCTGAATATGGTACTGTGTTTGAAAATACAGATGAAGACAAGTTTGTTACACAGCTTGACCCAGGTATTGCATACGTAAAAGGTTTCCGTGTTGAGTCTCTTTCTAAAATCAACATCGAATCAAATAAAGCACGTGCAACAGGAATTCTAAACAACAGCTCAATTTCTGCTGGTTTGGGTTACTACATTAACGTTGATAATCTTAGCGCAATTCCAGATATCAATACTTATCAAGAAATCGAATTTCAAGATACTGCTGTAACTACGCCAGGAAATAATCCAGGTGGTTCTGTTCTAGGTACAGCACGTGTTCGTTTGATTGGTGATAATGAAGATGGATCATACAGACTTTATTTGTTTGATGTAAAGAATGCATCAGGTAATCGTTCTACTGGATTCATTGGAAATGTTCAAAGTGTTTTCTCATCAAGCAGTACAACATTTACTGCTGGTGTTTCTGATCCTACAATCCAAGAATCTGGTAATAACAGTCTAGTATTTCCAACAAATGTTGAATTTGCAAAATCACTTAAGAATCAATCTGGTATATCTGATACTTCATTCTCTACCGTTAAGCAGTTTAATGAAACAACTGATGCTAACGGCGTTGTGGTACTTACTGCTCCAACGAATGAAATCTTCATTCTTCAAGATCCAAGATACGCAGTAACTATATTCACTGACACTAATCAGTACTACGATATCTCCGGTGATGTTACATTGGGCGGTAATCCAAACGGTTCTATCATCACAATTGATTTTGGTAATGGTAACTCCGGTCGCCCTGTTAGATTTTCTCTGCAAGTAGCAAAAGAGCAAGTCGTTCAACGTGTTAAGACTCCAACAACTAATAGTGTTGTTGGATCATTCAGTAATGGGCAGCTTTCACTAAATCGTGCTGATGTATATCAAATAGACAGTGTGACTGATAACAATGGTGTAGATGTAACAGATCAAATTCAATTGTTTACGAATAAGACTCGTTCATTCTACGGTGTTTCATACGTTGAAACAAATGTTACTATTGCACAACCAATCACCGTTAACTATACTTACTTTGCTCATAGCTCAGGTGATTACTTCGGTCCTGATTCATATGACGATCTTGATTATGAAGATATTCCATCAGAGAATGGTGTAAGACTATCTGACGTGTTGGATTTCCGCCCACGTCTAGCAAATGACGGACAAGACTTCACTGGAGCTGGTTCAAACAAAGGTGATATTCCAACTCCTTATACAATCATTCGTTCAGACATTGAACATTATCTTCCAAGAAAAGATAAGGTATATGTTAAGTCTAATGGTAACTTTGGTGTTGTTGAAGGTGTTCCTTCTCTTGATCCAAAAGAACCTGCTGATCCGTCTGATTCAATGATTCTTTATAATCTTGATGTTCCTGCTTATACTTTCTTGCTTGATGACATCCAAGCAATCAAAGAAAATAATAGAAGATACACAATGAAAGACATCGGTATTATTGAAAACCGTCTGTCTAATGTTGAGTACTATACTTCATTGAATCTTCTAGAGCAAGAAGCTGAAAGCCAACAAGTTATTGATCCGATCACTGGTAATAATCGATTCAAAAACGGATTCCTAACAGATCAGTTCGTTGATCATAGTGTAGGTGACTTTACATGGTCAGGATATCATGTATCAATGGAAGATGAAGGAGAAATGCGTCCTGAATTTTCATTGAATGCTGTTGATCTTGAAGAGAATCTATCTGCATCTTCTAACGTTGTGATCAATGATGGTATTGTTACGTTACCTTATGAACATGTATCATTCATCAAGCAGGGTCTACGTTCTCGTACACTTAACGTTAACCCATACGCAATTTACAGATGGTCAGCTGAAATTACTTTGAATCCTTCTGTTGATTCGTGGATTGATACAAGATACACTCTTCCTGATGTTACATATCGTCTATTCAATAATGGTAGATTGACTCAGACATGGAACTCTTGGTTCTTGTTCTGGTCGGGTGGTACAAGAACGTCGTCTTCTTCTTCTAGAAATGTAACAAGAAATATTGGATTTACTCAAACAACGAGTCGTATCACTAATACACGAACTGTTCGTACAAACATTGATGTTGTAAATGATCGTCTAGTTGATACTTCAGTTATTCCGTTTATGCGTTCTATTACAGTTCGTGTTGATGGTAAAGGTAACCGTCCTAACTCAAGAATGTATTTCTTCTTTGATGATAAAGATGTAAATGCTTATGTTAGACCATCAGGCGGATCAGACGGGCAGCCAGTTATTACTGATCAACAAGGTGAGTTTACAGCATATTACAGAATTCCAAATAACTTTGCTCTGAGATTCAGAACAGGTGAAAAGAAACTTGTTGTAATAGATGATGAAAACAACCTTAGAGAAAATTCTACATCGTATGGTGATGCAACATTTACATCATCTGGTATTCGTAATACTAGGCAGCGTACGATTGTAGCAACTCGTAGTACAACAACTTCAAGTTCTTCACGAGTAATCTCACGCCGTAGATTATGGAGAGACCCTCTTGCTCAATCATTCTTGGTTGAAAGGGATGGTGGTGTATTCCTTACTAAAGTAAAAGTATTCTTTGAGACTAAGGACACAATTACTCCAGTATCTGTTGAGATTCGTGAAATGGAAAATGGTTCTCCAACACAGAGAATTATTCCAGGTGGTGTTAAGATGTTGAATCCTTCAGAGGTGAATACTTCTGATGATGGTTCGGTTGCAACTGAATTTGTATTCAATCATCCTGTCTATCTTGCAAATGGTAATGAATACTGCTTCGTTGTTATGTCTAACTCTAATGCTTATAATGCATTCATTGCAACTATGGGTGAAAGAGATCTTGGAACTAACAAGTTCGTTGTTGAACAACCTTATGCAGGTGTTCTGTTTAAGTCTCAGAACAACTCAACATGGACTGCTGATCAAAACTCTGATCTCCAGTTTGAACTAGAGATTGCTGATTTCGATATTAGTAGCCCAGGTATACTTATTGCTAACAATGCAAGCTTAGATGATATTGATCTTGAGCAAAATCCTATTAGAACTGAGAATGGAACAAACAACCTTTACATTACAAGTAATCTACACAACTATCCAACTGGAGCAACAGTAACAATCTCTGGTGCGGCAGGGGGAAATGGACTTACTGCTGGTGATATTAATGGTGACTTTGTTGTAGAGGATGTTCCATCACCAAATGAGTTTCTTGTTAGAATGTCTCAAGGTGCTCTTGCTAATTCATCTGGTGATATCGGTGGAACTGATGTATCACTAAGTAATGTGATTCAAGCATCTGTTCTTGCACCTAACATTCCAACAATTCAGTTGCCTAATACAAATCTGATCCTTGAAGCAAGAGGAACGGTTGGACAGTCGATTGATGGTAATGAAGGTCTTTATACTCTGATCACAGATTACACTGAGCTGTCTAATAATGAAAACAACACGATTGATACTCCTTGGATTGTAACAAGTGATAATGATGAATCAATCAATCTATCTGGTAATAAATCGCTAGAGTTCAGAGGAACATTCGTTTCAACAAGATCGAATATATCTCCTGTGATTGATCTCCAGGGAGCAAACATTGTAATGCCATTTGCAGCAATTACTAATCCTGCAGTCGATGATGCAGATTCAATCGGTAACTGGGCTAACTATAGAACTGGAATCAACGTTCTTAATGACCCAGCTGATCTGATGAAAGTATTCATGGACATTAACAGTCCTCAGTCTTCTAAAGTACTTGTATCCGCAAGGTTTGGTAACTCGGAAGATGAAATCGAAGAAGCAGATTGGTTCTTTATTCCAAACGTGAGTTCAGAAAGAACAACTCTCGAAGATCGTTTTTATGAAAACGAATTTGAAAAAACAGGAATTGATCAGTTCACTCATTATCAGATTCTGATTCAACTTAAATCTGATAGTTCTGTTAACTTCCCTGTATGTAGAAGATTACGAGTTATTGCTCTATCTGACTTCTTATAATAGAGAGATATAATGATTAAAGTTAGTGGAAAAGAAAATCTGGTGAAAAATGAAAACGGGTCTGTGATGAACATAGACTCGTCTTCTTACAAAAAGGCTAAAGCTGCAAAGCAAAAAGTCGTTCAAGAAATGAAAGAACGTAACATCATGTTACATAGAATTGAAAGTCTCGAAAAAAGAATTACTGAATTAGAAGAGAGGTTTAAATGATAGCATTTGAAAAAGCCTTTAAAGACGTTGTAATGTTAGAAGGTGGATATGTAGATAATCCTTATGACTCTGGTGGTAAAACCAAGTACGGGATTACTGAAGAAGTTGCTCGTAAGCATCACTATAAAGGTGGTATGAAAGACTTCACTAAGCCATTTGCGAAACATATCTATAAAGTAGACTATTGGGACCCTCTATATCTAGACGAGGTTGCTACAGTTTCTCGAGATGTTGCTCTAGAACTATTTGACTCTTGTGTCAATATGGGACCAGATAGAGCAACTGATTTTCTACAGCGGTCTCTTAACGTTCTCAATGTTAGAGAAAGAGTGTACGATGATCTAACACTTGATGGTGTTATGGGTCCAGCAACACTCGGTGCTCTAAGAAAACATGTTGAGCACCGAGGTTCAGCTGAAGTGTTATATAAAATGCTGAATGTATTGCAAGGTGCATTCTATGTTAATCTTGCAGAACGTAGAGAAAAAGATGAAACATTTATCTACGGTTGGTTCAAACACAGAGTAAAGTAATATGGCAGTGACAACAAGATTAGAATTAAAAGAATATTGCTTGCGCAAACTTGGTAAGCCTGTCATCAATATTAACGTTGATGATACACAGGTTGAAGATCGTGTTGATGAAGCACTTGAAACTTTTCAAGAAAAACATTATGATGCAACAGAACGCGACTGGGTCTACTATGAATTAACACAAACTGACCTTGATAATGGCTGGGTTGCTATTCCTGATGATATCTTGGTAGTCATTGGTCTACTTCCATTTAGCGAGATTGCAGCTCAAGCTGATTTGTTTTCATATCAGTATCAGCTAGCATTGAAAGAGCTATCTCCGTGGAGACCATTGAATCAGTTAGACTACTATATGAAAGTTACTAACTATGAATCTATCAATGATATGACATCAGTGACACCAACGTTTGATTTCTCTAAACATGCTGGTAAACTAAAGATCTTTGAAGATCTGAAAAAGCTTGGTGTTGGTTATAAGCTTGCTGTTCATGTCCAAAGAATTATTGACCCAGCACAAGTTCCAAAAATCTATAATGATAAGTGGCTTAAAGAATTTACGACTGCTTTAGTGAAAAGACAATGGGGCGAAAATCTCAAAAAGATGAGCGGTATTACATTGCTTGGTGGTGTTGAGCTAAATGGCCAACAAATATTTGATGAAGCAATGGATGAGATTGCTAAGCTCGAAGAAAATCTTGAAGAAACATATATGCTACCGAATGATTTCATTGTAGGTTAATATGACATTATCAAAAGAACAAGAACGTCGTAGAGAAGAAGCAGAGTTTCAACGAGATCGGCGTAAGTGGCGAATTCGTAGACGCTTTGCTATATCTTCATTTGTTCAACTTGTTCTGTTGACATTGTTTTACATTATTGCTCCATTCTATATGACTGCTGATCAAGCTCAGACATTCGCTGAGTTCAATTCAATCATCATTACACTGATTGGTTTTCATACTGGTCTAGTCATGTTGTATATGGGTGCAGTAACCTATAATGAGTCTATCTCCAAGGACATGTATAACAAGAACATTGAATCTCCTGAAGATGGTATTAGAAGATGATCTAGTGGTGACTAGACCATTTAATAAATAAATCTATATGTTCCTATTGATTCAAATAAAAGGACATTCTAAAGTCTTCTAGAGGGTTATATGCCAAACGTCAGTCCACACTTCCAGCACTACAATGCTACGAACGAACAGAATCTGATTCAAGACCTTGTTGATGAATCAATCTATCAGCGTGGATTGGAAATTGTTTACATTCCTAGATCACAAGACAATATTGACTATCTATATAATGAAGACCCTTCTCAGTATTACGATTCATTCAAACTTATAGCAGTCTATCCTTTATTCGTAGATGGATTTGATGGGCAAGAACTGATGTCTATGTTTGGTAATGAATTTCAAAAGTCCGGTACTTTTGTAATGTCAAAAAGAAAGTGGGCTGAAATATTTCCAGAGTATCCGCTTCCACGAGAAGGTGATCTAATCTATATGCCAGTCACAAATGCTATTCTTGAAATAAAATATGTAGAACAAGAATCGCCTTTCTTTGAAAAGGGTAAGCAATACGTATATGAACTAAAGACAGAAGCATTTGAATTCTCCTACGAAAACATTAGCACCGGTAATACTGAAGTCGATGATATCGTTGCAGATGAAATTGATGTATTGAATCAAGATACTAATACTGAAGGCTACGGTGACAATGATGACATTGCTAATGATACATCAGACGATATTGATTTCGATCCAGACAATCCATTCGGAGTTAGATGATGGCTATACTTGAGAATCATTTTTACAACAAAACAATTAAGCTATACACAGCCGTCTTTGGAACAGTCTTCAATGATATGAGTATCATTCGTTCAGATGGCAAAGAAGTAAAAGTTCCAATTGCATACGCAGGGCAACAGAAACAGAATGTTCGTATAGATGAAGAGTCTGAACGTCCTAATGTTCGACATAAAATGAATCTTCCTCGAATGGCATTTCGTTTAGTTGGTTGGGAAAAAGACGAGAGCCGCATCACAAATAAAAGGCACGTTCTGCAAGATCAACAACCAGATCGTACTTCTGTTAATAGTGTACAGTCTCAGTATAATCGAGTTCCATATAACTTCGACTATGAACTCATGGTTAAAACAAAGCATGTTGATGATATGCTACAGATCGTAGAGCAGATTCTTGTTTACTTCAATCCAGGAATTGAGATTGTTGTAAATGACAATGAAACTATTAATGCATCTACTGCAATAAATCTTGAACTAAATGGTTCTAACTTTGAAGATAACTTTGAAGGTCTATATGAAGATGGTCGATCTATTGAAGCTACTTTCAATTTTACTTTAGAAGGTTACTTATATACTCCATCACAAACAAGTGGAATCATCAAACAAATAAATCTAAATTATTATGACTTACTTGACCCAGATACAATTTTAGAATCTGATGTAATAGATGAGAGTGATCTATAATGGCTGAAAGTAAATTCGATAGGCAATTAAAAAGCCTCATAGCAGGTGATGAAGATGTCAATAAAGAACTAGACAATATTCCAGATGAAGGTGAAGAAGAGCAACCGCAAGATATGTCTCCAGTTACTTTTGATCCTAAAGAATCTGGTGTTGATGAATTTAGAAACAAAGACATAGAAAGCGATTACAAATTTGCTCGTTCTAATCTTTACGGTCTGATTGGTCGATCAAATGCTGCTTTGGAACTAACATTAAAAATTGCAGCGATGTCAGAACATCCAAGAGCAATGGAAGTTGCTTCTACTATTATGAAGACATCAGCAGATATGACAAAACAGCTACTTGAATTACAAAAGTCTGTTGAAGAACAAAAAGGAAAGTCTGGAGAACACCCTAAAGGTCATTATGAACAACATAATCACTATTATGGGGAAGGCGACAAGTCTGCGACAGATATAGACGGTGAGTTAGATGGCCTCGAAGACGAAGACAACAAAAATAAAAAATAATATAATCACAGATGAAAATACAGTTACGCGTAAAATTAAAGATCTTAAACGTGTAGCTGATTTTGACGTGCTTGGGTTTTATGAAGCAAATAAAGGTCTCGTCAAAAAGTATTTAAGAAAGAATACTCTCAAATTAGATATTCCTGACTTTGATGAAGAGTTAATTACTGATAATTGGTGGTATAAGAATAAAGAAGGTATTCTCAGAACAGGTATCAAAGAAAAAGAATACACTACTTATCAAAAGTTAGAATGGATTAAGTGCGCACTTGATGTTGTTTACTTTACTCGTAAACATGTAAAGATCATTTCTATTGATGATGGTATCATACCTTTTGATCTGTATGACTATCAAGAAGATCTGCTTTATATGTATGATCAGAATCGTTTCTCTATTAGTCTACAATCTCGCCAGTCTGGTAAAACTCAAACAACTGCTTCTTTCATATTACACTTTTCATTATTTAATGATGCAAAGATGTCAGCTATACTTGCAAACAAAGCTGACCAAGCTCAAGAAATATTAGAACGTATCCAGCTTTCATTTGAAATGCTACCGTTATATCTACAACCAGGTGTTAAGACTTACAACAAACGATCTATGAACTTTGGTAATAATTCAAAGATCATGACGTTCTCTTCGAGTTCAAGTTCTGTTCGTGGTAAGTCTATTGCATTACTTTATGTAGACGAGACTGCCTTCATACCAAATGATATGCAATTCTATGAATCTACATATCCAACAATTGCATCGGGTAAGCAATCTAAAGTTATTCTTACAAGTACTCCAAACGGCACTCGTGGAATGTTCTACAAACTTTGGCAGGAATCTATTTCTAATCGAAACAGTTATGTTCGTAAGATCGTTACATGGAACATGGTCCCAGGACGAGATAAGAAATGGAAAGAAGAGACGATTGCTAACTCTAGTGCTGAGCAATTCAGACAAGAACATGAATGTGCATTTAGAGGTTCATCTGATTCACTTCTATCTGGTGCTGTACTTGAGACATTGATTGTAAAAGAACCAATTGAAATGATTGAAGACTTAGCAATATTCGAAGAAGCAAAAGAAAGTCATTCATATGCAATGACAGTTGATTGCTCTGAAGGTGTAGGTGGTGACTTTCATGCTGTATCTGTAATTGATATTACACAAGTACCTTATGAAGTAGTAGCAACATATTCAAATAATAAATTATCTCCATTACTATTACCCAATTTGCTATTAAACGTTGGAACAAAGTATAACGACGCTCTGATATTGATAGAGAATGCTTCGTCTGGTGGTCAAGTAGCATCAGACTTATATTATGATCTTGAATATGAAAATACATTGATGACAATTCAAGAGAAAGGAAAACAAGTATTAGGATTTGATTCTGAAGGTAGACTTGGTGTAAAAACTTCGAAGCAAGTTAAGTCTATTGGATGTTCAACTATTAAGACTTTAATAGAAAACGGAAAGATTAATCTAAATGATAGCAATATGATCTCCGAGTTTGGAGATTTTGTTCCTAAAGGTGGATCATATGCTGCAGCCGAAGGTGCCCATGATGACATGGTGATGTCTATGGTTCTATTTGGATGGCTTACAACTCAATCATACTTTGTAGAAATGACGGATGTAGATATTAGACAGAAATTGTTTTCAGATATGAGAAGCCGTTCAGAAGAAGAAATGTTGCCATTTGGATTCATTGACGATGGTCATAGTGAATTTGATGGTAATCAGTACATAGACCGGGAAAGCAGCTACGGCATAATAAGTTAAAGTGGTTTATTTATAAATAATAAAGAATCATAACAAACACGGATAAGAGAGGTAAATCCTATGGCAAGTCCTGGCGTAATTACGCGTGAAAAGGACGTCTCACTAAACATTAACAGCATTGAGTCAAATGCTAGTTCAATGGTGGGATTGTTCCGTTGGGGACCTATTAATGAGCTAGTCAGAATCACAACAAATGAATCTGAACTTGTTCAAAAGATGGGTCGTCCAGACAGCGCAACAACAATATCATTCCACTCAGCTCTAAACTATCTGACATACGTTAAACCGTTGTACATTGTTCGAGCAGTAGATGATGCAGTTGCATTAAACGCAGCTCCTTCAACCGGAAC